CCCACCACAGACCCAGGGGTAGCAGGCAGATTATTTACTACCCAAAGTGCAAATACCGGAGGTAATTTAGATGGACAATTAGTTGTATTGGTATCACAAGGATAAATTATTATACAATATTTATAAATAAAAATGTCACATAAATTAACTTCAAACCAATCCGTTATTTATAATTCTGAGCTCCAATTATCAGGGGTACTCCAAATTACCCCACAGGAGATTACTTACCAACATGATGTTAATAGTCATAATGTATTAATATCATGTCCTGTAGTAGTAAGTGAATCTATTTCTAATTATGTAGGAGGTTTTAATTTTGTTTTAAATGAAAATGAGTGGAATACCTTTTTTGATTCCCAAAGTTTAACTTCCACTGAAGAATTTGATAAACAAGAAGAAGCAGTACTTAAGTATACTTTAACTCAAATAGATGGAAACTGGGGATTATCATCAAATGATTGGACTTACTCCTCATAAGGATTAATTACATTTTCAATGTAAGGATAAATGGTTTTGTAATATTTATAATCAAAACAATATGCCTAACACCCCTATTTGGCCCGGATCTAGCTCATTTTTCCCCGGAGATACTCCTTTTGGGTTTTACGATAATGATGTTGAATTTCAACAAGACGCAGATAAAGTATCAGTATTTTGTGCCCGCCGTTTAGGGTACCCCTTAACAGACGTAGAATTACAAGATATTAACTTTTATGCTGCATTTGAAGAAGCTATAACTACATATGGTAATGAAGTATTTGCATACCAAGCATCACAAAATTATTTATCTCTAGAAGGAGCCCAAACTGGTTCACTTTTAAATTACAAATTACAAAAACCTAATTTAGGTCCTGTTATTCGTATTTCTGAACAATATGGAGAAGAAGCAGGAGTTGGGGGTTCTATAGAATATAGAACAGGTAGTGTTGAAATAAAATCTGGTACCCAAGTATATGACTTACAAGGATTTGCTGATAGCATAAGCGAAAGTAAAAATAATATAGAAGTCAAAAAAGTATTTTACGAAGCAACCCCAGCAATAGTAAGATACTTTGATCCCTATGCGGGAGTTGGAAGTTCTAATGTAGGAGGAATGCTTGATCAATTTGGGTTTGGTAATATGTCTCCTGGTATCAATTTTATGATGATGCCCATTAATTATGATTTACAAAAAATTCAAGCTATAGATTTTAATGATACTATTAGAAAATCTAATTTTAGTTTTGAATTAGTTAACAATAAAATTAGAATATTTCCTATTCCTTCTCAAAATGGAAAATTATATTTCCATTATATTCTTAAATCCGATAGAAATAATCCTATAGTATCTGGAAGTTTAGGACAAGGAGTAGTAACAGATATATCCACAGTGCCTTATCAAAACCCCACTTATGCCTATATTAATTCTATAGGCAGACAATGGGTTTTTGAATATACTTTAGCTTTGTGTAAAGAAATGTTGGGGTATGTTAGGGGTAAATACAGCACAGTCCCCATCCCAGGAGCTGAAGTAACTATGAATCAATCTGATCTCATAACAGCTGCCACTGCCGAAAAAACGGCATTAATAGAAAGATTAAGGGCGTACTTAGAAGAAACTTCTAGAAGTAAGTTATTAGAAAAAAAAGCAAATGAAGCTGAGTTTATACAAAAAGATTTAAATAGTGTACCTTATACAATCTTTATAGGCTAATGGCATTATTTGGAGGATCCCGCGATATAAATTTGTTCACGACTATTAACCGCGAGTTAATGGGGGATATTATTACTCAACAATGCTCTTTTTATAAATATAAATTAGCTGAAACTAGGGTAAACATATATGGTGAGGCTGCTAACGGTAGATATTTTAAAGGTCCTATCCTTTTTGATGCCTTAATAGCTAGACAAGATCAAGAATACCCTGAAAGTGAATTAGGTGTAGATTTTAAGTGGGGGATTGAATTTAGATTTTTAAGAGAAGATCTAGTAGATGCTAATGTTGTACCTGAAGTAGGAGATGTTATCATGTACAATAAAGGGTACTACGAGGTAACAACCACTAATGCTAACCAGTATATAGTAGGTAAAAACCCTGATTACCCTAATGAGGAAAATCCTCTAAATCCTGGGTTAGAAAATTTCGGCTCCAACTTTTCAATTATATGTAACACAATATACACCCCAGGGGACCAATTAGGAATTACTAGAGAAAGATTATAATGGCAAAACAAGGCAGAACCCCCACCCCTAAATCTCAAGAAGAAATTAGCAATAGTCTAATAACCCCTTATGATCAATTAAATAGAGGAAATCCAAATACTAATACCCAACTAAATAGGGGTGAACAACTTTCTTTTAAAGATGATACTACTAAACCTTTTAGTTTAGGAATCCAAGATATAGATGAAGCTATATTCTATTACTTTGACCATGTTATACGTCCCTCAGTAGTACAAAATGGGCAAAGAATAGCAGTTCCTGTTAAATATGGTAGTCCTGAAAGGTGGAAAGATGTACAACAAGATGGATATTATAGAGACAGTAAAGGTAAAATTATGGCTCCTCTTATTATGGTAAGACGTAATACCATTACTAATGATTCTTTTGTAAGTAAACTAGATGCTAATAGATTACATAATATTAGATATATCCAAAAATCTTTTACTAAAGAAAATGCATATGATAAATTTAATTTATTAAATAATGCCCTTCCTCAAAAAGAATCATATGCTATTGTTGTACCTGATTTTGTTACTATCACATATAATTGCATAGCATATACTTATTATGTTGAACAATTAAATAAAATTGTGGAAGCTATTAACTTTGCAGGTAACTCTTATTGGGGGGATCCCGAAAGATATAAGTTTAAAACACTTATCAATTCTTTTAATACCACATCAGAAACAGAAACAGGTGATAATAGAACAGTAAAAGCTAATTTTGACTTAACTTTAAAAGGTTACCTTATACCAAATGTTTTACAAAAAGATTTAATATCCCCTAAAAAAGCTCTTAGCTATGGTAGAGTAAATTTTACTACTGAAATAGTTTCAACTAAACTTTAATTTTAAAAAAAAATTTAATATTTATCGTCAAAAAGTCATGGAAGAAATTAAGTTATCCCAAGAAGAAATTGAAACATTAACAAAGTTACAAGATACCCAAAGCAATATTATAACTAATTTGGGTCAACTTGAATATAATATTCAATTACTTGAGTTACAGAAAAAAGATCTAACAGAACAAATAGAAGAACTTAAAAAAACTGAATTAAAAATAGGACAAGATTTAACTAAAAAATATGGCAATGGCAGTATTGATTTAGATACAGGAATATTTACTAAATCTAATTCTTAATTTTAATCCTTTTTAGAATATTTATAACAAAATTAACACAACAACATGGCAAACGAAATCCTATCACCAGGCATTTATATCAATGAAACTGACCAATCTTTCATTCCCGAAGGAATAACAGAAGTAGGTGCCGCTATTGTGGGTCCTACAGCAAAAGGTCCTGCATTAGTCCCTACTAAAGTTACTTCATACGCGGATTATGTAGCAAAATTTGGAGATTTAATCGAAAGTGGAGGAGGTTCTTACTCCTTTCTTAACAATACTGCAGCATATAGTTATTTTAACAATGGCGGATCTACCCTTTTAGTTAGCAGAGTAGTAGCAGGCACATACACTTCAGCTACTGAAGATGTAGCAGCAACTACAAATAACGCTTTTACAATTAACACTATCGCTCAGGGTGCGGACCAAAACAGCACAAGTTCTGTTGCAGCTAATGGTGCTCTTCCTAGTGGAAGTGCTACTAACTTAAGATGGTCTATTATCAACTCTAATACAGGATCAGGTACTTTTACTTTAATAGTTAGAAGAGGTGATGATGATAACAACAATTTAATTACTCTTGAACAGTATACAGGTCTAACATTAGATCCTTTTGATGATAATTATATTGGTAAAATAATTGGAACTCAACGTCCTGTTATTCAAGGATCAGGTGAAGACCTTTATGTAGAAATTGAAGGAGATTATCCTAATAGAAGTAAATATGTTTACGTAACCAATATTAACGAAACTCCAAGTTACCTAGATGGGGATGGAAATCCAAGAAGCCAAGCATTTAAGGATGCTATGCCTGTAAATAATAAAAATGGCTCTTTCAAAAATGGAACAGGAGCAATTGGAGCCGGAGCTTTATTTGGTAAAGACATCACAGGAACCAATATACAAGGAGTAGAAGCATCTGATTATACCGCTTCATTCAATCTATTAAATGATACTCAATACAAATATACTTCTATAGTAGCTCCTGGATTAAACTACTCAGATAACTCAACAGAATTAGATGTATTATTAGATAGTGCTAAAGAAAGACAAGATTTCTTAGCAGTTATAGACTTAGGTTTATATGATGCTACAGTAGACGAAGTAATAACAACGGGTGCTAGCATCAACAACTCATATGCCGCAGCGTACTACCCTTGGTTGATGTCCACAGACCCCGCAACTGGAAGATTAACATGGTCACCTGCCTCTGCCCAAATTCCTGGGGTATTTGCTTATAATGACAGAACTTCAGAACCATGGTTCGCCCCCGCGGGTTTAAGTAGAGGTTCATTACCTACAGTACTAAAAACCCAGAGAACTCTTCCTAAATCTTCTAGAGATAACCTATACAGTGGTAAAATTAACCCAATTACAGCCTTCCCAGGAGCAGGCGTAGTAGTATTTGGACAAAAAACACTACAAAGTAAAGCCTCTGCTCTAGATAGAATTAATGTTAGAAGATTGTTAATTAACATTAAGCAATTTTTAGATCAACAAGCAGGTAATATTGTTTTTGAGCCTAACTCACAAGCAACTAGAAATAACTTCTTAGCGATCGTTAACCCATACTTAGAATCAGTACAACAAAGACAAGGTTTATATGCCTTTAAAGTAGTGATGGATGAATCAATTAACACGGCAGCTGTAATTGATAGAAATGAGTTAGTAGGACAAGTTTACCTCCAGCCTACAAGAACAGCTGAATTTGTAATCTTGAACTTTAATATCCTCCCAACAGGAGCTTCTTTCCCTGAAAATAACTGATAAAAAGTATAATTTCGAATATTTATAATAAACAACAACAATGGCAGTATTAGATTCAAACGAAATTTTTTTCACAGCATTTGAACCCAAACAACAGAATAGATTTATCCTGTATATGGATGGTGTTCCTACCTATATGGTAAAAGGATTGAGCGCAATTGCTTTAACCCAAAATGCTATTACAATTAACTGGATTAACACTTATCGTAAAATTAAAGGTAAGACTACATGGGATCCCGTAACATTAACCTTACACGATCCTGTAACCCCTTCAGGTGCTCAAATTATAATGGAGTGGGTCCGTTTAGGACACGAATCAGTAACAGGTAGAGATGGTTATTCTGACTTCTATAAGAAAGATTTAACCCTTAACGCTGTGGGTCCCGTAGGTGATATCGTTTCTGAATGGATAATCAAGGGTGCAATCATAACAGCTGCTAGTTTCGGCGATTATGATTATGACACTATTGATACTCCTCAGATACTTACGCTTACTCTTGAAATGGATTATTGCGTATTGAATTTCTAATACAAAGCCAAATTAATTATAAAAGAGGAGCGCAGAAATGCGCTCCTCTATTTTTTTTATATATTTATATCAAACATTAAGTTATCTAAAAATGAGTGAAAATTTACAATTCCCAACTGAAATAGTTGAACTACCTTCAAAAGGTTTAATTTATCCTGAAGGTCACCCTTTAAAAAGTGGTAAAGTTGAAATCAAATACATGACCGCTAAAGAAGAAGATATTCTTACTAATTCTAATTATATTGATAAAGGTATAGTTTTAGATAAACTCTTAGAATCTTTAGTTCAAACTGAAGTAGACTTAAAAAATATTTCCGTGGGAGATAAAAATGCTATTTTAATAGCGTGTAGAATTTTAGGATATGGTAAAGACTACAAATTTTCATACGATGGGGAGGAGTACTCAGTTGATTTATCAACATTTGATAATAAACCTATAGATGAAGAAATTTTGGCACAAGGTGAAAATATAAAATTTACTTTACCTAGTACTGAAAATGAAGTTACTTTTAAAATCCTCACTGAAAAAGATGAGGATAAAATCACTAAGGAAATAGAATCCCTTAGCAAATTAAAAATAAGTGGAGGTTCTACAGTTAGATTAAAGCACCTTATAACATCTGTTAACGGCGATACAGACCCCACAAGTATTAAAAGCTTTGTTGACACCTATTTACTAGCCTCAGATGCTAGAGCTTTAAGAGAGTATGTTAAAGAAATTACTCCTAATGTTGATATGACTTTTAATGTGGATGGAAAAGAAATTGATTTGCCAATTACATTGACATTTTTTTGGCCTGAGCTTGGATGAGGTCCCCCTCTTCAGGCGCAGCGTATTTGACCAAATTCACGAAATAGTGTTTCACGGCCAGGGAGGCTACGATTACGCTACGGTATACAATATGCCTGTGTGGTTACGAAAGTTTACATTCAATAAATTAAAAGGATGGTATGAAAAACAAAATAACCAAGGTAAAGAAAAGGATGCAAATTTTGGATTAACAGGGGCTGCTAAAGAAGAAGCTCTAAAAAACAGAAAAAATTCTCCTTTACATAATATGTCTCGTCCTCCTTTAAAAAATAAATAATTTAATATTTATTAGCACATGGCTGACGACAATCTAGATAATCAAAGAAGTATAAACCGTTTAGTTCAAGAAAGGTTAACTCTTTTAGAAAAAGAAAAAAATACCCTACTTGGAGAAGTAGATATATATAAAAAATTATTAGGTACTAATCTAGATCTTAGCCAAGTACGTAACCGATATCATAGTGATGAAAAGGATATCCTCCAAACTATTAGAACCAACACTAATATATTAAAAGACCAATCTAAACAAATTACTTTTCAGGTAGCTGAAAAAGGCCGCATACAACAAATCTCCAATAAAATTCTCGCTATATCAGAAGATTCTTATAGCATGCTTATGGATGAATTAGGCACTGTTAAAAGTATAGGAGATATAGAGAAAAAAAGAGAGATATTAGCAAAAAATATAATAGAATTAGAATCTTTTAGGGGCACTATTTTATTTGAAGATAAAGAACTCCAAGCAGCTTTTAATGAAGAACTTGAAGCATCTATTAAAGGGGCTGCTGATTTGGAAGCCCAACTTACAGATACACAAAATGTTGCTGAGAAGATTCAAAGTAATGTTACATGGTTTGATGCATTAAAAGAAACTTCAAACAAAATAGGATTAGGTAAATTTACAAATGCCTTTGAAGAAGCCGAAAAAGCAGCCAGGGAAACTGCCGTAGCTAATGAGATTAGCAAAAAAGTAGCAAATGAATTAGTAACTGCCAAAGAAGAAGAAGCAAAAGCAATAAGTGCGGCACAAACAGCTGAAGAAGAACTTCAAAAATTTAGAGAAGATAATAAACAGGCTATGCTTGATGAAAACAAGCAGAGAAATGATATTAAAAAGTCTTTAAAAGAAAAAGAAGACATCCTAAGTAAAATTAATAACTTATCTCAAGAAGAATTAGAAACTGGAGAGGGTTTAACTGCTGAAAGGTTAAAACAATTAGGATTAGCTGATAAAGTTAAAGGTACTCAAGGTAGTGCTGCTAAAGAAGTACTAAAAGCCCTTAAAGCTGAAACTGAAGCTGATAAGAAAAAAGGAAAAATATCTTTAAATAATTTAGAATTTTCTAAAAAAGAAAGAAACGAAAAACTTAAAGGTATAAAAGACACTCTTAATCAAGCCAACCAAGAAAAAACATTAGCCAACAATAGGGTTAAAGGATTAAAAGGTCAACAACAACAGTTAGCTAAAATGACTGGTAAGGCTGGAATGAAAGGTATAACAGCGGGAGCAAAAGCTTTAGGTCCTGCACTTAAAAAAGCTTTAGGTCCTATTGGTCTTATTCTTTTAATTAAAGATGCCATTGATTTTGTTAAGGAGGCTATATTTGCTGCATCAAAAAGAACGGCAGAATTTCAAAAAAGTTTAGGTTTAGGAAGAGATAGAGCAAAAGAACTTAGTAACGAATTAAGAAAAACTGCAGCAGGTGCTCGAGAATTTGCGGATACCATAAATGAGGGGGACGACAATATGGGTCGAATTGCAGGAAGAATCTCCAGGGTCCAAGTTTCTATTAAATCATTAAACCAATCCTTCTCAGAGCTAAACCAAAATTTAGGTACATCCTTAGATGTGTTTAGTGATTTAGGGGATGAGGGTAGACAATTACTCGTTACAACTTCTTTATTCAGGGATAATTTAGGCTTAAGCTCACAGGCTATATCAGAGCTACAAAAGGAACAAATAAGAACTGGGAAGAATCAAGAAGACATAGTTAAAGAAGTTTATGGAGAAATTACCGCTCGAAATCTTTTAAATGATACCGCTATTAATGCTCAATTAGTATTGGAAGATGTATTTAAACTTTCTGAAAAAACTAAGGCCATGTTTGGTTTCCAAACAACTGAGTTAGCTAAAGCTGTATACGAAGCCCGTAAATTAGGTTTTAATTTAGATGAGCTAGACAACACAGCAAGTAACCTACTTGATTTTGAAAGTTCTATAGCAAAAGAACTAGAAGCCGAATTAATATTAGGTAAAGATCTAAACTTAGAAAAAGCAAGACAATTTGCTTTAAACAACGATTTAGTTGGAGTTGCCAATGAACTCCGCAAACAAAACGTTGATATAGTTGAATTACAACAAGAAAATCGAATCGCCGCGGAAGCATATGCCGCAGCTGTGGGAACGCCTTTAGATACATTAATAAAACAAGAAAAAGCCTTAAGGGAAATTGAAGGAATTGAAAGTAGATTACTTGAAACAAAAGGAAAAGGCTTTGAGATTGATGGCAAAACAATAGATGCTCAAAGACTCATGAACATGGGTTTAACAGAGTATAACAAGTTAATCACGGACGGTAAGGTAAGTGTAGCAGACTTAAAAAACATATTAGGAGAAACTGTATATCAAAACAAATTAGCCGAAGATGCCCAAACTAAATTTAATAAAGCATTGGACATGGCAAAAGAACAATTTACCTATTTTGTTTCTTCAGGTGTACTTGAAGATTTAGTAAATACTTTAGCTGACTTTGTGGCAGGGTTTTCTGAATCCACTCTGTTTGAATTTTTCGCGGGAGATGAAACCGAAAGAGCAACACGACGTATAGAAAGGGAATTAAAAATTAAAGCTAATAACCTTCAAGCAGAAAATAACCGTTTAGCGGCAGAAATAGGGGACCTGGAAAATAAGAAAAACCTTACAAAAGAAGATCAAGGTAAAATAAATGAGTTAACTAAACAAATAGAGGTAAATAAAAAGGAGTTAGACGAAACATCTAAGAATAAAAACACATTAGCACAAGTTACAACACAAGCTAATTTAGGGGTAATGGGGGGAATGGAACAAGGATTTAGCTTAGGCTTAGGGGCGGGGGTTCCAATGTTCGCACCTGCTTTAGGGATTCTTGGGGGAATAAAGTCTTATCTTGAGGATGATGAATTAGATAAAAAAGCCTTAAATACTTTAAATCAAGCTAAAAATGAAGATGGTTCTATAGATTTTACAAAAATAAAAATAGATGATGCTATTATTCGCCCTAATGAAAAACAAATAATAGTTCCTAACAAACAAGATGTTATTGCTACTTTTAAACCTGGGGGGGTAATAGATAAAACTTTATCAACAGACACATCTTTAGATACAGTAGTCAATAAACCTACTATTCTAACATCCACTACAGTAGTAGATAATAGTGAACTAATTAAGGAAATTTCTAAATTAAGGGAAGACCTAGCAAAATCTAATTCTAAACCAGTCCAAGTTGAATCTACTATTAATTTAGATGGTAATAAAGTAGGCACCGCCCTTGGAATGGCTTCTTACAGAACTCAATAATTTTAATATTTATAATAAACTCTTAATTTTTACAAAATGGCAAAAAAACAATACACTTCAATTTTAAATAGAGTACTAGATGGCGATTCATCCCTCAGTACTAATGGCGAACAACCCATGATCAATACTAATGCAGGTGAAAACACTGTTCAAAGGTTCTTTGATGGATCCGTATTAGACATGAATGGTGAAACCCCTGCAAAATACTCAGATAAAGCGCCTGAAGGACAAAGCGGCAGAATATAATGCCATTAGTAGACATGACCTCAGACCTTACTTCCATTAAATATGGAAGAGATAGGAGGAATGGAGGTAGTAGTGGTCAACCCTACTTTACCAAAGACATTCCTGAGAGGCTACAATCTATTAATTTTGCAAATTCTTTTTTAGGAAGTGATTTCCTTATTAGAGGGGGGGTACGTTCTGTATCTTCTGTGCTTGAAGATGAAACTCGTCTAAGTAAATGGTTTAGTAGCTTTAACTCAGCAGATGGGTTACTTTTTGTTGCTAAACAAAATTTATTAAATAGACAACGTCCCAAAACAGGCACTAGTGAACCCCAAAGGCTTTATAATCCCCTTAATACTTTAGGGCAAGCAGCAGTAAATAATATAGGTATTCATCTTATGAAAGATGGACTTTTGCCTGTACTAGATGATGAACAAACATACCTAAAAAAGATTGAAACCCTTAATAAGGAAACCACAGGCTTGGGAAATCAAAATAAAAATAAACTACTTTTATTATACGAAACAAATATTATTACCCCTTCCCAATCCCCTGATGTAACCAACTATGATCTTGTAGATGGGTTTATGAATGCCCCTGGGATAGGTTCTGTTCCTTTAATTAATACTGCAGCTGCTGCCCAATTCACTGAAGATCTCAATAGTTTTACAGGATTTAAATCAAATCTAGATTCCTACGGAATTTCCCTATCAGAAGGACAACTATTTAACTATCAAGGGGGCCCTAATACCCTAATCTCAGGCAGAAGTGTTGTAAGAAGAGTATTTAACACTAATGATGGGTTTAATAATAATAAATTAGAGAAAGGTATTAACCCTTTAGTAGGACAATATTTGGTCTACTCCCCAGACCTAACTAAAAATAGAAATCAACCATCCTCTACGGGTTTTGGAGAGAATAGTATAAAAAACTTTGAAAGAGATCTTAGTACTATAGAAACTAATGTTAGTGAAAAAAGAAGAAAAGAACTAATAGGGGAACCAGTTAATTATACCACATTTAACAGGTCTTTAACTTTTGGAGAAGGTGATCCTGGTAAAAAAGGGAGGGACAGATCAGTATACTATAGCACAAATCTAAAAGACGCAGGTGCCCCCAAAGGTACTGATGGTTTTAGCACCGTATTTGAATACGATAAAGTAAATGCCCAACCCTTATATTCTTCTACAGAAACCCCAAATGCTGAAGGTGTAGATGATTATATTAAATTTCATATAGGAGTACTCAATTTAGATTCCACAGAACCTGATAAAGAGTTTACTTGGATACATTTAAGAGCTGCCCTTACTTCATTTAATGATGATTATAATGCCACATGGAATGAAATTAAATATATGGGTAGAGGTAATAGTTTTTATAAGTATGGAGGTTTTACTAGGAATATTAATATGGGGTTAGATGTAATAGCTTCTTCAAGGTATGAACAAGCTTTTATGTATGATAAACTAAATTATCTTGCTTCTGTAATAGGTCCTAATTATTCTAATGTAGGTTATATGAGAGGTAACATAATAAAATTAACTGTAGGAGATTATTTAAATGATGTTTATGGAGTATTAACTAACTTAACATACAGCATACCTCAAGAATCCCCTTGGGATATAGGTAGAAAAAATGATGGCAGTTTAGACTCTACAGGATCACTTCAACTCCCCCATTATATTCAAATATCTAATTTTGGGTTTACTCCTATTCACTCCTTTATGGAAAATTCAATTCCTATGTCATATGTTAATGGAAGTGATAGTTCAACATCTGTTAATTATATTAGCATGGGAG